GTGGCGAGGGCCACCGTGCCCGCCGTGGCTCCGGGTTTCACCAGGCTGTAGGCCGGGATGGCTCCCGAGGCGACGTAGGCCTTCTGTAAACCAGAATTTGACCAACTCATAGCGCTAGCCTCCCGCCCGAATCACGGCTTCAGTGAACGAAATAGTTTCCCCATTGGCCGCCGCTTCAGCGACCAACCGGCGAGCCTTGTTGGAAACCGCTACTGAGTCGTTGCTGTCGCCAACCGGTGCATCGCCCTCGGGGGCCACCTCGCCAAACTGGACGGTGCGTAGTGCACCGAGAAGTTCTCGGAAAATCTGCTTGGGCGTGGCTTTGGTTTCCCGTCCCCCTTCGCTGAAGGTCAGAATTTGGGTTGGCTCGTCGGGCAGCGCGCCCAACAGTTCGATCGCCCGCTCGCGAAGGAATGGCGGCACTTTGCCGGTGGCGATCGCCCCTTCGACGAATTGGGTATCCGCCGCGCGGGTCAGCTCGGCCTCACGTTTGGCAATTTCTGCCTCTCGCGCCAAAAGCGCGTCCATCTTGCGCTGATACTCTTCGGCCGAAGGGGGCATCGCGCCCGCGTCAGCCGGTTCGGGTTGGTTCACATCTGGATCCTCCGGTGGTTCAGAAAAATTCATTACGTCGCGTTGCTCCATTGCCCGCGAGGTCATCGCATCGACCATCCACGAAGGGACGTAGCGATCGGCCGTTTCCCCGTCGAACTCGCCCAGCACAAACTCGCGGAACGCCCGAGCGAGCGCCGCCAAGTCCGACTCGGTTTCCGACAGCAAAATCGTGCCTTCCTCAGCAAACTGAGGCGGCTGCATCCCTTTAATCGCGGGGATTTGCACCGTTGCCACGTGACGTAAGCCGTAGCGACCGGGCGACGGATTCGCGGGCGAGTCGGGCAGGTAAATCGCAGCGCTCAACCGGGGCCAGCGACCGGCGTTGACTTGTTCCGCCAACTCCGGATCGACCTGGCGCGGTTCTGCGAGCAGGCGATCGCCGTCAACCCAGACCCGCCCGATCAAACCCTTATTGGGCTTGGATTCGTCGTGCGTCACCAGGATCGGCGCGACGTGGCGATCGGGTTGGTAGGATTCAGCGATTTGGCGCAGCGCGTCCGGGGTGAACTCGTAGGTTCGCCCTTGGGAGTCGCGATGCGTGCCCGCTCTCAGGATTTCCAGCGCCATCAAAAAGCCCTCAATCTGGAGACCAGACTAAGGGCTGAAAGCCTTGCACTGTAAGGGTATTAGGTTTGCTCTCTTGATTGCTTCTCCAAAATCGCCTCACGCAGCCAAGCCACACTCGGAACCTTCAGCTCCAGCAGCAACAGCACGATCGTCCGAACGAAAGGGCCGGGCAACAAATTCTCCTCAGTGGCTTTAGCGATCAACGCTTCTCGTAGCGAGGGCGAGAGCTTGAAGCTAATCGGCTTAGTGCCGTGCGGAATCGCCAGCCTGCCTTGGAATTGCCCAGTTGCGGGGTCGCGCTCAAGACCTTGATTAGGGTTGTGCTTGTTTTTCATACTTCCCACTATACCGGGTAGACCCGGTATAAGCAAACATTTAGCCCACTTCGGCGATCCATCAGAAAGGCAAATCAAAAACCTTGAGTTCAGGGGTTGACAGCACCGGGTAGACCCGGTTAATGTAAGGCATCGGGGTTGAGCAACCCACTTCACCGCTCCCCCAAAGGATTTGAAAAATGAACGCCACCGAACTGACCTACCGCCAACTGCAAACCGAGCTGAAAGCCCTGAAAGCCCGTGGCTACCAGGTTCCCGCGCTGAACAGCAAGCGCGCCGTCCTCGAAGCCGCCCTCACCGAGCTGATCGGCCAGCAGCCCGCCACCGCCGCCCCGTCCGCAGAAGCCACGATCCTGGAAACCGTCGCCCAGCTTGCCGCCGCCGGGAACACCCCACCCGCAGTCTTGGCAGACATCCTCACCACCGTCTCCAAGAAAGCGCTGCTAGCCCACGCCCAAACCCTGGGAATCAAGGGACTTAGCAAGCTAAACAAACTGGAACTGGCCCTCGCGATCATCCAGCAGCCGCCAACCCAAGCAGCCCTAGAAGCCTCAATCCTCCACACCGCCACCCAGCTCGCTGCCACCGGCACACCACCCGCCATCCTCGCCGACATCCTCACGACGGTCTCGAAGCAAGCCCTACTGGCCCACGCCAAAACCCTGCACATCCAGGGGGTTCACAGGATTTCTAAGTTCAACCTGGCCCTGGCGATCGCCCAGCATCGCTAACGGGTCGAGCCACCCACCTCACCGGCTCCCCGCGCCCGCAAACTCAAAAAACTCAAGGATTCCAGCCATGTTTGACGCATTCATCGACAGCGCCATCACCGCCGTGCCCGTCGCCTTTGCCCTGCTAGTCCTCACCCGCGAGACCCTCAGAGCGCGAAGTCCCCAGCGACTTGCTATCGCCTCCACAACGCCCCAACCCGTCGCAACGCCCAATCCCACCATCGAACCCGTCAAAGCCGTCCCCGCGCCCCAAAACGAGCCGGAAATCGTACAAGCCGCCGAACCTACCCCCCTCGCCGCCGTGCCCAGCCCCGCCGACACCTGCGAAGCCCTGATCCGCGCCGCCAAGGCCACCGCCCTCCGCCGCTACTGCACCGAAGCCGGAATCCGCTGGCGAGATGCCCATGGACGCGGCAAGCACCTGAGCACCCGCGAGATGCGCCAAGCCCTCCTGGCCACCGGCAACCACCACCTACCCTGGATGGCCGCCTAGCTCATCAAGTGATCCTCAATCAGGCTGACGATTTCCGCCTCGTCAGCCTCGTTCACTCCCAGGTACGGGCGGGCTGGAATTTCCACCTTGCGCCCTCGGCCCGCCCGTCCGCCGTACTGGTGAATCGCCGAGTAAGGCAAATTGCTGCCGATCGCCACGCCCGCCCCTTGGACTTGCGCGGCGATCGTCCCGACCAGGTTTCCCTCCTCTTGCAGGATCTTGCGGATCTTGCCCTTGGCGGCTTTTCGCTGCACCGTCGCCGCCGCCAACGACTGAAACCGCGAGCCATCGGGGCTGGTCTCGCGCTTGATCCGGTCTTGGGTCTCGCCCACGAGGTAGTTCCCGATCGCTTGATAAGCTGGGCGCATGTTGGCGGCCCGCTGGGCAATCTGGTCTAGCCGCCCCGCCGCATCCTCCGCCTTGATTTGAATCCGCAAGATTGCCATCTAAGGGATTGCTCCTTCGGGAAAGTTGTAAGGCTCGATCGCATCCAGAATTTCCTGACCCAAAATCACCCTAGGCTGTAAATCCCGCATCCTAGAGAGCACCGCATAGCGAAAATCATCGGCCAAGCAAATCTTCAGGTTCAGTCGGTGGCCATACAGCCCGCAAGAGTCCGCTAGGCGATCGAGCACAGCCGCCGCCTGAACGCCCTCAACCCGAATCTTGCCTACAGGGAGTCCCTCGATGGACACCCACTCAACGATCGTTTTGTCTTGCAGCTCGACCCTAATTTCACCTTCCAAAATCGCCATGACTCTTTACCAGTGGGAACTTCAGCTAACCGAAACCCTAACCCTAACCCTTGAGGCCGATCGCCAAACCCAGACCGTCCCCCTCCAGATCCAAGGCAACACTTCCGACCGCTACGAACTAGCCTCAGAGTATTGGGGCTGGGCCAGCGACCCCTACGGCCACGGCCTCGACTTTGACGAATGCAAGCCCGAGGATCTTCATTTCGCCCTTCGGCTCCCCCAGTTTGCCCCCCTCAAGCCCCGCTACCAGGGGCCAGAGATGGGCCCCTGGGAAACCGTCCCCCCCGACCTGATTAGCTAAAGCGGCCGGATGTAGAACCGCAACCCCGAAATCTTGGACTGAACAGAGTCGCGCACTTGATCCTTGGAAGCCTCGGACACGTTGCCCTTTTCGAGCTGGAAGACCCCCTGACCTTGCATCTCCATCAGCATCTGCGAAAAGCCCGATCGAGTCACCCGATCGCCCAGCGCCCGCCGCACCAGGTAAATCGGGATAAATTCATCGCCTACTGAAACAAATTCCTCCTGTACCTGCTTGATCGCCTTGCTAACTTCCTGCTCAAAATGCTTCTGAGTGGTGATTGGGTCAGGCCCCTTCGGAGCCGCAGGCTCAATCGACTTGTCAATCGCTTTATCGTTGATTTGCAGCGCCGTAAAGTCGCCAAACGAACTCTTGATTGCTCCCTCAGAGGAGTAGCTCTCATCGCGACTGAGCTGGATGATTCCACGATCATCCAGTTCGCGCAGATAGTCATCGAATTCATCATCGGATAGTCGCCCCGCAAACCGCTTCCGCAGGTCGCCGATCGCCAAAGCCTCCGAGGAGCCGTTCACCAAGTCAAACTCCGCCAAGATTTCTGACTGGAATGCCCGGTCAAACTCCGGCAACGTCTTGATTGGCGCGGCTTCCGTTGCCTTGGTCGGGTCGGGCTTGGTCGCCGGTTTGGCAACTGGCGGCGTGGGTTTCGGCGCAGGAGTCGGCGTGGGAGCCGGGGCCGGCTTGGGCGAGGGTTTCGGCGCGGGCGCGGGCTTTTGCACCGACTCCGCCACCTGCTCGCTCACCTTTTCCCAGTAGCGCGGGTCAGCCGGATCGATCGCCCCACGGGCCCGATCCAACACCTGCTTCAGCTTCACCGGCCCCAACGCCTTCAGCACCGCGATCGCCTCAGCCTTAGACACACCCAACCGCTCCGAAACCTTCCCAAAAATCAGCGCAGATTTAGCCGCATCGCTGATGGGCGGTGGGCTAACCTTCGGTGCTGGCTCCGGCTTAGGCGCAGGTTTCGGCGCGGGAGTGGGCACAGAAACCGGCGTGGGCGCGGGTTTCGCCCCGCCACCCGACAACGCATCGACCAAATCCTGTTTCTTGGCCTTCGAGGGCAACCGCAGCCCTTGCTCCGCCGCCAGTTTCCGCAGTTGCGGCACGGTCAATTTCTTCAAGTCAGCCGCCGTTGTTGGGGGCTTGGGCGCGGGAGCCGGTTCTGGTGTGGGTTTCGGCGCAGGCGTGGGCGCGGGATTCGCTCCACCACCCGACAACGCATCGACCAAATCCTGTTTCTTGGCCTTCGAGGGCAACCGCAGCCCTTGCTCCGCCGCCAGTTTTCGCAGTTGCGGCACGGTCAATTTCTTCAGGTCTGCCGCCGCCACCGGTTTCGGCGCAGGCGGTGGCTCCGGTGTGGGTTTCGGCGTGGGCGCGGGAGTGGGCACAGAAGCCGGTGTGGGACTGGGCACAGGAACCGGCATAGGCGCAGGATTCGCCCCACCCGACAACGCATCGACCAAATCCTGTTTCTTGGCCTTCGAGGGCAACCGTAGCCCTTGCTCCGCCGCCAGTTTCCGCAGTTGCGGCACGGTCAATTTCTTCAGGTCAGCCGCCGTCGTTGGGGGCTTGGGCGCGGGAGCTGGTTCTGGTGTGGGTTTCGGCGCAGGCGTGGGCGCGGGAGTGGGCGTGGGATTCGCTCCGCCACCCGACAACGCATCGACCAAATCCTGTTTCTTGGCCTTCGAGGGCAACCGCAGCCCTTGCTCCGCCGCCAGTTTCCGCAGTTGCGGCACGGTCAATTTCTTCAGGTCAGCCACCGTTGTGGGTGGCTTCGGCGCGGGTGTTGGCTCTGGCTTGGGCGCAGGCTTCGTCGTGGGTGCTGGCTCCGGTGTGGGCTTGGCCTTGGGCATGGCGGCTGACGGCTTGCGGGCCGGGGCATCCTCCGCCAACAGCCCCACAATCAACTCAAAATGCTCGGGATCTTTTGCGTAGAGCGCGGCCATCCGCGCTGGCGAGGAAAAATGCTCCAAGCCGACCGAAATCACCTCGGAACCACGCCGACCAAAACGAGTGTTGGCGTAATCCTTGCCGATGTACGGAGTAACCCAAGCGTCTTCATAGGCGACTTCGTAATCCTTGTAAGCCGGGTCGTCCAGGATTTCCGACAGTCGGCGCAATCCCTGACCGTTCGATCGCGCCTCCACCCAGCGCATAGCCTCTTGGGCGATCCGAGGATCAGAAAATTCCAAGTGGTGCGCAAACTCGTGAAATAGCGTCTGCATCCGGGTGGGATTTGCCCCCGAGAGCTTCACCACCTTGCCGAACGGATCAGCACTAGCCCGCCCCCCTTCGGCCACCGTTAGCTGCTTGAGGGTTTCAAGACCTCGCGGCCCAGCAATCTGGAAGTAGTCCGCAGCCCGCGATCGCAGCTCGGCTTCATAGTTTTTGAGCATCGGGTCGATCTGGATTGTGGCCGCCAGGGCTTCCGCATTCGCCCGATCGCGTAGCAACGACTCCCGAAACCGGGTCATCGCCTCCACTTTGGCGGTCTCAACCAAAGGCTCCAGCTCCCGCACCCGAGTTTGCAACGCTTTTCGTGCCGCCAAAACCGCGTCCCATTTAGCGTTTTCTGCCTCGCCCATCGGGCGCGATTCCAAGTCAAGCTGCTCTGCCAGCAAATCCTTCTGGCGCTGGCGCGCTTGCTGATATTCCTCGTGAATCGCCTCGTAGGCTTGCCAGTCCCGACTCAGTTCGGCCGTTGCCCCCTTGCCCGCCGTCAGCCACTCCTGATACTTGCCCGTTGGGGCTGCCACCCGCTGGGGCGTGCCCGCCGTCCCGATCGCGCTGGAATCAGGTGACGGCCCCGACTCCAACAGCACCTGCTCTGAATTTTGACGTTGAGTCGATCGGGCCTGGCTATCCAGCCGCCGCTGCTCCAAAAAGCCCGCCATTAGGCGGAAGTGTTCAGGGTCTTTTTCGTACAACTTTCGCATTGTGCTGGGAGACAAAAACTCCTCAAACCCTTTTGAGATAACCTCCGTCCCCTCTTGCTCGTACCACCGTCCCACGTAGTAATCAATGAAGTTGTCAACAAGAGCCACCTCTGTCCAGCGATAACCCGGATCACCCGTCAGCATCATCAACGGGAACAGGGTCGTGCTGTCGGCCTTGTCGAGGATAAATTGGCGCGAGGCAAAGTCCCCGGTAGCGAACTCAGCAAAGTGTGCAGCCTCGTGCCACACCAAGAAATCCGCAGAAAAATAGCCCACATTTAGCGAGCGGTCTTTCTTATCGGCCCAAGGGCGAACGCCACTAGCCTCCAGGGTTTTTGGCCCCTCGTTTTCGGTCAGCCCCAGAATCGCCGCCGCGTCCAGATAGGACTCGGCATTAGTGCGAAATTCTGCCTTTAACGCCTTTACCGGCATACGAGCCGCGAACCCTTCTAACGTCCGAGTGAAGTCTGGATCAATCAGTTCCGGGCGAGCAACTTGATCTCGATCCATCAGCCCCAGCGATCGGTGGTAGTCCTCAAACCACCGCTTATACGGTCTGGAGATGTAGCCTTTGGCAGTGTTTCGCGGGGGGATTGAGCTTAAAACCCGATCGCCCAGAGCGTCCAGGCGTGGCCGAACGTAAGGATAAGCCGCTCGGTAGTTTTGAGCGTAAGACCGTACACTCACGCCGCCCCTATTCTTCAGAAGCAGCTCGTACCGGTTTAAGAGTTGGGCCCGGCGCTCGCGCAGCAACGCATCTCGCTTGGCTTTAGCCGCTTGACGGGACTGCTCCTGGGCCAGCCGCTCAGCCTCTTGGGCTAATCGTTCAGCCTCTTGTTGCTCTTTTTTGAGAGCACGATTCCGCTCAATGCGATTAATCTTGGCCACCAAAGCGTCCAGCGCCTCATCAGCCGCCGCTTGCCCTTTGGTTCTGACAAGCTCGCCGTAGCTGGTTGACCCAATCAGCACGCTGTCCAGCCCCCCTGGCTGGTTTCTCAATTCCTTGATCGAGGCAAACAGTCGATCTGGTGGCGGGTCGTTGGGCGATGGAAGCGGCGCACCCGCCGACTCCAGCAGCACTTGCGTCTGAATTTCGAGCGGCAAATTCTTCAACACCTGCTGCCGAATCTGAGCCGCCCGCGAAGCCCCCGGCGCATAGCCAAAACCCTCATCCGGCCCCCAGCGCACCGCCACCTTCTTGCCGTCAATCTCGGTAATGCCCAGCTCCCCATCAGTCGGCGGCACATCCGGCTCCGTCTTGCCCAGCCGCTCCAGCCCGCGCCGACTCAGGGTGCGCACGCGGCACTTGCAGCCAAACCCGTTTGGCGGATAGTTCGTCGTCCAGAACGGGTCATCCAGCGAAAAAACTTTGCCATTCAGGGCCACATGGTGGGGTCGCGCCCGCACCGAGTCGCCATGCACCCACATCCCATAGGGCTGGAGCCGCTGCACCTCCGGGTCAGTCTGCTGGGCAAACCGCCCCGCCGCGTAGGCCGATCGCAGGTTGGTGTTGTAAATCGTGCGTGCCCGCCAATCCCGATCGCCCGCGTGGTTCCAGCCATAGGCATCCACGATCGCCCCAAACCGTTGGCGAAACTGGCCCAACGACTCGCCATCGCGGATCGCCCCATCCACCGCCCGCCGCAAATCCGCCAGCAGCGCCCCCTTTGCCCCCGCCACCACGAACGCCGCGTCGTGTTCCGCCGCCGCAATGTCCCGCCAGGTTTTGGTGTCCTGGTTCGTCTTGCCCGCCAGGTAGGCGATCGCCTCCTCAAACGGCAGGCGGCCGTAGTCAACGTTCGCCTCAACCGCCATGGGTGAACTCCTCGCCCTCGCAGGGTTCCACGCAGGCAATCAGCAGCCCGCCCCCGTCCGGCAGCAGCCAAAACCACCGCCCCGTGGGAGCCATCGCCCAGCGACGACCACAGAAAAAACACCGGTTTCCCGGCCGACGGTTACGGTTCCGCGTCTGCATTGGCTTCCACCGCTCCCGCCACCCGCGCCGCCGACATCGCCGTTTCCATCAGCGCCACAAAATCCTCGCTGGGCATATCCGGGAACAGCCCATAGATTGCCTCCGCAAACTCCGGCAGGCTCTCGGCGCTGTTCAGCCGGCCCTGAATCTGGGCCACCCAACCGTCAATCAGCGGCCCCGCCCGATCGGCCAGTTGCACCCCAAACAGATCGATCGCGTCCTGGGCACGTTTTGGGGGCTGTGGGCGGGCTTCTGCGAAGCTCGGGGCTGGTTGCCCATCCGTGGGGGCTGCACCGGGCACGGCGGGCGCACCAGCCGCCGCTTTCCGCACCCAACCCTCACCGTAGAGACTGCGGATCGATTCCTCCGTCCGTTCCCAGCCCTGCTTGCCCACCAAATCGTCAACCTCCGCCTGGAGCTTCAGGTCAACCTCCTCGCCCACCCGTCGCCACACCTTCGGCGGCCGCACACCGGGGCCGAAATTCCAGAAGGTCAGGGGCGCAACCACTTGCTGGTTAAAGCTTTCGTTGATCAAATCCGCATCGGCTTTCACCACCTCATCGCGCACGGCTTTGTGGGTGCGCGACTGCGAATAACTTGACCCGTCATCCGTCGTCATCGTTTGGGACAGCACCACCTTGGAGATCGCGCTGTCCAAAATCCCCAGCAGGGTCGAATAGTCCGCCGTGCCCGATCGCTGGGCCTCGATCAATTTCGCCACCAGCCCCTCAGGGATGGCCGTCGCCTTGGCCCCGTTGGAAATCGCCGCCGCCAGTTCCAGCGCCTTGGCCTTCTCCTCAGCGGTCGCGCTCACGGGATATTCAACCTGAGCACCCGGCGTGGCAAAGGTTTCCAGGAAATTCAGCCAGAACTTCAGCCCCTGGCGCTTGAAGGTCACGGGCCAGTAGACGATCGCCGCCAGCCCCAAGCCGTAAGGGTCGTCGGCGTTGTCGGCTCCCGTGCTCACCACCCAAAACTTCAGCGGGTCGATCGGCTCGCCCTCGGGCTTGGCCTTCGTCACCAGCAGCGGCGACAGGTCAGGCGCAAACCGGAACCGGCGTTGCTTGCGCACAGCGATCTTGCCCAGCCAAATCTTGCCGTCTGGCCCCGTGGTATAGACCACCTCCGCCACCGCAAACCCGTAGAACAGTGACCATAACATCTGGTCAGTGACGGCATCCCAGCCGATCGCCCCAAGCTGTTGGCGCAAGTGGGCTGCGGCCTCCTCTTCCTGGGGCGTGGTGGGTTCTGCCTCCGTGCCCGCCGGAACCACCTCCCACTCCGCCGACACGACGGCCAGCCGCCGTTGCTGAAACGTGGCGTGTACCTGGTCGTCAGTGCTCAGGGCTTCGTAGAGCTTGTAATCGCCGCCCAGCTTCTCTTTCAGCAGCTTATCGCGCGGCTCTAGGTAATCCTTTAGCTCGATTTCCGGGTCTTTGTCGAGCGTGGCCACCAGCGCATCCAGCGCGGGCTGGGGAAATTCGCCAATTGGCAAAACGTCAGCCATCACAAGCTCCTAAAACAACACCACATCGCGATCGACCAAACCCCAATCCAGCCCCGTGGGAGCCGCTTCGCCCACCCGCCCGCGCACGCCGAACTCGATCGGGGGCGCGGGATTGGTCGCCGCGTGAACCGCCAGGGCGTGGGCCCAAAACTCATCCGCGTGGCCCGAGTCCGTGCGATCCGCGTCAAACCGGGGATTTCCCGCCGAAGTCAGGATCCGCCGCACCGCGTGGTGAGCCTCCCGAATCGCTTTGTGGGCGGGAATTCTGACCCGCCGATCCTCAAACTTTTGCTTCAGCCCTTGGGCCAATTCCTGTTTCGCCGGCCCGGTGAACAGCAGCCCCTCCACCCGCGTGGATCCGTAGCGCCGCTTGGCTTGCTCCACCAAGGGTTCGCCCATGCCGGTCTGGTCGATCGCCACCCGCAGCACCCGGTAATCGCGCAAGACCCGATCGAGTTCCGCCTCCTGGGCCGCAAAGCTGGCATTCCGCAGGCTCACCACCTCGCGCGTCACCAGCACATCGCCCACCTGCTCAACCACCCAAATCACCGCCAAATCGCGCCGCCGAGCCACGTCATAGCCCACAAAGGCCGCGCCGTGGCTATAGCCCGCCGGATCGCCCGCCTGGTCTGACTCACAGGCGATAATCTGCTCCCAAGTCAGGTAGGCCGTCGCCGAGTCGATCGGGATGCAGCAATATTCCTGTTGCCAGATGTCGCTGTCATTGACCGTCGCCTCCAGCTCCGCCAGCCATTGGGCGCGCTCCTCCAGCGACAGCGTGTGGCCCACAATCTTGTCCGCCAGCCCCTCCGCCACCGCCTGCTGAATCGGCGTGCTCTCCAGGCTCCAATTGCCCAGCCCGCGCCGCGTTTCGTCCACTAGCCGGTAGTAGCGATTGCCCTTGCCGTTGTAGGTGGAAAGGATCCGCATCGGGAAACCCCAGGTGGTCGCCGGTTGGGCTGCTCCCCACATCTCTTCTGGCTGGCTGTGGTGAGCGTATTCATCCAGCACCACCTTGCCGCCCTTACTCCGCAAGGTTTTGGGGCTGCTGGTCAGGGCGTTGACCCGCCTGCCGTTGGCAAATTCAATCCCGAAAACTTTGACATCCCGATCGTCGTCCAAAACCCGCTCGCCTAGGTCTTTTGCGCCCATGTCGAGCAGCCGCGCCCATTGCTTGGCGTAGTGGACGTATTCCCGCGCTGCCGTTTCGTCGGCGCTGCTGAACCACACGTCCACGCCCCCACGGGCGATCGCCGCGTCGCGCACGTCCTCGTAGCTCTGGACGTAGGTTGCGCCGACCCGCCGGGACTTCTCCCAGATTTTGAATCGGGATTTATTCCCCAGCCAGCGCACCTGGTAGGGCAGAAAGTAGGCGCGGGGATTGAGTTTCATAGGCTGGCAATCCCCAGGATTTGTTGCTCAATTTGGACGATCGTCGCCTCGCTGAGGCCACCCGATCGCGCCTGGGCTGCCACAGCCCGCGCCGCCGCCTCCGCCCGGTCTTTCACTTCCGTCTGATATTTCTTGACGTTCACAAACCCCCGAGCTGCTTCAGACAGGCTGCGGGTCATCGAAGAAAGCTCTTTCGGCGTAAGCTTTTCACCCGACTCGATCATCAGGTTGAACATCAACCCCTGACAGAGCTGGAGCGCCATCTCGCTCAGGTTGGCCGACTCGTCCACGAACAGCCCCTTCAGCCGTTCGGCCTGACGGGTCGCGAGTTCCAGCATCTCCACGCGCTCCTCAAACCGCTTGCCGTAGCGGTGAACTGAGGCGCGGGAAAGGGTCAGCTCCAGCTCGCTTTCCGCTAGGCGCTCATTCAGCCAAGCGGTCAGCTCAGAGTAGTCGCTGAAATTTCGGTTAACCAGCTCCTGGTCTAGCTCTTGGCGCAGGCTGACGGGAATCTGGGTGATGGCCCCGCGATAGCGACCGCGACGGATCTTGGCCATTCTTTACCTCCCTGGCGGCTCTACGCCGATCGGGCAGGATTCCAGCCCCTGCAACATCGCCACGCCCCGCTCCGAGATCCGGGGCTGCCACTCAGCCACCCCGCGCCGCTCCATCGTGATCAACTCCTCGCCCAGCAAGAATTCCAGATGCTCGCGTAAGGATTTGTGAGTAGGGTGAAGCTGGCGCTCAAACAGCACCCGCAAGAGCAGTTCCTCACCCACCGCGATCGAGCGCGATGCATCTAGGATTTTCAGGATCCTGAGGCGCATCTTTTCTGGCGTTAACTGTTCCATCTACTAGCCCTCCCGAGCAATCAGCCCAAGGATTCGGTCTAGTTTGTCATCGAGCTTTTGCTCCAGTCGATCGAGCCGGTCTTCCAGGGCCGTCACCGTCCGCAGGTAGTCGTCCCGCGACACGTACCGCAAGGGAATGTCGCTCAAATCCGATTTGGTCAGATCGATCGTGTTCTCGATCCGGTCAATCCGCTTATCCATAGACTTGACCTCACGGGTCAGGAAATACCCAAAGGCTGTAGCTATCAGCCCCGCGCCGAAGAGCAAGACCGACTCGCTCACCGGCAGCGGGGTGTAAGGCAGTGGAGGTGGCTGTGTGCCAATAATCGTCAAGATTTGCATCGGCTTTATTACCCAAAAGCCCCCCACCCACTGGGCGAGGGGCCGACGACACCAACAGGAAGGAAGGAACCCAAACGCTATTCGCCGTCCAGCTCAAGCGCCACGCGATCGCGCACAGCCGTCTGACCGTCATCAAACTCCGCCATCAAGTCCGCAGGAATCTCCACGCCCGCCGCTTGCAACAGCGGAATCACGCCCTGCACCATGATTTCGGTGAGTTCGTTAACGTCCAGTTCACCATCGGCCAGGGCTTCCTTGACTTCCTGAGCCAAGACCCCCAACGCTTTCAGAATTTTTGCAACCTTGCCAAAGAACGAGAAATCCATCGCCTCACCGGGGTGCGCTGTACTTTCCCACTCTAGGGGGAGTGCTAGTTGCCGCCAAGGGTAGAAGGTTTGCTCAATCAGGGTTTCCGCCCATTCTGACCCCTCGGGCCGGTAGCCCCGCAGCCAGCCACACCGCTGCTGGAGCAGGCTCACGAACTGTCGCGAGTAGCCAAACCGGCGAGCCACCGCCATCTGGGTTTCGCCCGCCGCCAGATCATCAAGCATTCGGCGGTAAACCTGCCGCCTAAAGAACAAAAACGCCCGTGGCACGGGGTTCTCGGTGCGAATGCCACCGAACTCCCGCGCCAGGGCGATCGCCCGCTCCTGGCCCAGTAGCTTCGAGATCGGATGCTCCGGGCCAGGGTGCGCGGGCACATACAGCCGTCGCCCCCCAAAGGTTTGGGAGAGTTTGAGCACCCCGTCCACCCCCACCACCTCCGCCAGTTGGCGCAACAGGGGGCTGAGGTCGGTCTGTTGGGTTTGGTCAAAGCTCGGCAGCGGCAAGGCGTTTGGCCTCCTCAGTACTCACTTCTTCCACTCGGGCAGCGATCGCCCTGGCGTAACCGGCGTTGCGGCTGTTGCCCTCGGGGGGTTCCTCCTGGAGGTGCTGGGCCAGCTTGGCGGCGAGCATAAAAATCGCCTTGGCCGGCAACCGACAACCCACCACGCTCTTGCCCCCCGATCGGCGCTCCACCTCCGCTACGAAATCCCGCACCCGTGGGGTTTCCCAGCTATAGCCTTTGACTTGAAAGGCCACGGTGATAAACGCCCACGCCTCTTGCAGCGCCTCCACGTCGTACCCCGTCTCAATGCCGGGATAGCCCCACCACTCAGGGCGCTGCTCGATCGACTGGGGCATAGGGAACCCCCTCAAAATGCGAAGCCCACGTCGCCTCAAAGTCAATCGCCGCAGCGTATTCGAGCATCTCGATGTACTGATTCAGTGGCATTGGTGGGCCTTGGTAGGGACGGGTCGTGCCCCACTCAGTGAGCACTATCGAGTAAATCCCTTGAATCAGCTTCATCTCCCGCCCCTCGGACGTTTGGTAGCACTGGATAATCACTGCCCACCTCCCTCACCGAGTAACTGTTCAGCCTTGGCCAACATCGCCCTCAGCTTTGCGTCCTTAGCTCGGGGCTTGGGTTGGTGGATTTTCTTCCACAGCTCGGACTCTAGGCACAGCTTCCACAAATCGTTCAAAGTCAAGCCGGCGTGCTCTTTCCACACATCCCGCTCTCTCGTGAGCAGATCGATCTGACGCTGCATCTCTCCGATTTTTTGGTCAGCCTCATACCGCGTCATCATCAGTGCCCATCGCAGGCTGCCATTCTCTTGGAGCAACGCCTCTGGATCGGGATTCAAGCTTGGATCTATCACTTGCTACCTCCCGCGCGTTGGCGCATGGCTTTCAGCCCCTCGATTGCCTTTCCGGCTTGCGCCGGAGTCAGCCACTCCAGCCGATCAACCCCCGTGAGCCGCTTGCAAAACTTCAGCAACCCCACGTCACTGCGGTCTTTCACCAGCCCCAACCCGTGCAACTCGATCCACATCGCCCGCATCTTGGCGAGCTGGGGGCTTTTGGCCTTCGCCGCGTTCTTGGCCGGGCCAGGCTTGAAGCCCAGCCGCACCATCGCGTCATAGGCGCGCTTGATTTCCAGCCCCACCATGTCGGAGCAGGAGCTTTTACCCGTCGCCCCTTCCAGCACCGCGCGGTACTGGTCATCGCCTAGCCCCAGTTGGGCTTTGGCGACATGAATCAGCCGCACCAGCCGCTTGCGTTCACTGTCTGGCAACTGCATCACCGTCCACCTCCAAAGCCCGCCATCCGACGCGCCTCATTGATCGCCCGCCGAATCGCGTCCTTGTCCTGGGTGGGTTCCGGTTCCACCGGGGCGATCGCCACCGGCAAGGGAGCCTCACGCACCGCCGCCGCCCTGGCCGCCGCATCCTGCTTGGTTCGCAGCTCATCCTGGTAGGTGTCCCACAGGTCGGTGGCCAGCCCGTCGCCCTTGTCGAGCGAGTTATAGAGCATCCGCTTGGCGCAAACCCTTGGCGGCAAAGGGCTGGGGCGCTTCTCGTTCTCGGCCTTGACTAGGCGATCGGTAATCCAATCCCAAAACTCTGGCTTCGGATTTCCGGGGCTGTCTTCCCAGGGCTGAAACGCCCCGCCCCAACGCCGCTCAAACCGGGTCAAATGTTGGCTAGCGTTGGCATACCAAGCCCCAATCCGAGCCGCCGCCTGGGCATGGTCGCCCGGCCCGTACAGTTCCGCGAGCAAATCAACTAATCGCATAGCACTCCCTCCTCAAAAGCCTTCTCCAGCGCACGTTCCAGCACCCGCGCCATCTTTCCTCTGGGGTCGGGCAGCAAATTGAGGGCTGCCCAGATTTCACGCCGAAGCGTGATCAGCAACTGCACCTCGTCGAGGGCAGCTTCAAACACGGCCGGGCGATCGATGTGGCGGTAGGGATGCCACACACCGTCTCGCTGTACCGCCGTTACCTCTCGCGACTCGATCGGTGAGCCGCCCCCTTCCAGCACCAGGTAGCGGTGGCCAGCCTTCACCACCGGCAACTCCCGCCCGTCGCCCAGGCGCACCACGTCCCCCAGAGTCACCTGGTCGATCGGCTCATTCGCTTCCGCGTTTTCATCAGGGCCCAGCAGCGAGTTCTGCTGGTAGACCCCGGCGATCTCGTCGATCTCCCAAGAGAAAACCCCGCCGTTCCCGTTGGACAGAAAAACCGCTTCCTCCGTCACCCCCTTGACCTCGTGCAGTTCCTCGCGCCCCGGAAGCCGCACCCAGTCGCCCACCTGGGGCACAGGCAGCCCCTCCGGTTCCGGCTCCGGGTCGAGCCGCCAGAGGGCACAACCCTCGGAACCACCATCGTCAAAGGTCACCACCGCCACCCCTTGCGTTGTGTGCACCGACTGCACCGTGCCGTGGCGTGGGTTTCCATCGCCGAAGCGGATCACCCGCTCGCCAACCCCGAAAATCGCCTCATTGCGAATCAGGGCCAGGCTCTCGATCGGGTGTTCGGTCAGAGCCTCCCCGCCGTCATCCACTCGCACCCGGCTTTTCAGCACCGCCGTCACCACAGCCCGCGTGCCGTCCGACGTGAGCACCACGTCATCCACCCGGAACTTGCACACCGTCGCCGCTGCCTGGGCGATCGCCTTAGCAGTAGTCTTTTCGCCATTTGGCGAAACCGCCTCCAGCACCTCAGACCGCTTTTCCGCCGGAACCTTGGCCAGCTCCCGCGCGTGGCTCTCGGGCAGCGTCCCGATCGGCAAGTCCAAATCCTGCTCCAGTTGCCCCGCCTGAAGTTGCCGATACAGATAGCTCTGATGCTGGGCAAACCGAGCCACCACACACTCCCGCCAGGACTCAAACCCGAGCGCCTTCCAGCCCTCCCGATCGTGCAACTCCACCAGCAAGGCCCTCGCCTCGCTCAGGCTGCGATCGATCCGCCCGCAAACCTGCTCCGCCTCGGCAGCGGTCATCATCACCACCACCGCCGCTTCCTGCACCGGGGCAGGAAGCCCAGCCTTGCCAGACTTCCCACGTGCCATTAGCCGTTCACCTCAACAAGACCGATCTGACCCCAACGGAATTGCCGGGACTGCCGGAACTGCTGCACATCCCGGAACTCTTGGAACTCCACAAAATCCCAGTCGTGCTGCTCCAACGTCCAGAACACACCCCGCGCCCCGTCCATCTCGCCCGCAATCACCCGCACCCGCACCGCCGCCGGGTCGATCGCCTCGTGACTCGTCAGCTTCAGCGACAGCAGGAACTCCCACAGATTCAGCGCGCTGTCTTTTTTGAGCGACAGCACCGACACCGCGCCCGCGTCGTCCACGAACGCGAGGTCTAGATACGCCTGGGGCGGATTTCCCCAACGGGCCACACCCTCAACCCAACGATGCAAAAAGACTTGCATCGACAGCTCGCCCCCCTTGGGTTCCGACCCCAAATAGAACTGGCCATCACCGCCGTCGAACCGGTACAGGCGCGGGAACCCAGCCCACAGGGGCCACGATTGGGGCTGCACAGCCCAGCTCGGAACTTGACCTTGTTGACTCGTCATCTCACAACCTCCAGAAGGAACTACAGCGGACAATTTGGGGGCAACAACACCCCCCGAAACCCAAGCACAGCCATCAACTCAGCCAATCCAAGCGCCGGGTCGTACTCGCCCGACAGCACCTCCCATAGGTGCTGGTTCAGCACAACCTTCACGGCATACTCGAAACCCTCTTCCCGCAAGGCATCCGCCTCGCCCAAGGGTTCGGCGGCAAACCCCTCCGGAACCTCGTCCGGCAGGTGCGTGGCAAAGCACTCGATCGGCTCCAGCCAGTACCAGGGCAACGGCACGGCCTCCCCAGAGGAGGCAGCCCAAATCGCCCTCAAAAACACCTCCACCGGCACGCGGCCATGCTTTTCCATCAGCCGAAGCACCGCCCCGTAGTGAGGGTCTTGCGGGTCAAGCTGGAAACAGGGGGAACCGTTCAAGACCGCCAACTCCGGCTGCACCTGAACCTGAGCGCCGTTCAGCCATTCCTCACGCAGCTTCACGCGCATCACGCACCTCCGTTGTGCAGCCGGGATAATCCCGTCGTTCATCACCCCGGCACACCTTGCCCACCGCCGGACGCAGCCAAACCACCAAAATCACCAGCACCACAAACACCGCGCTCACCCCCAGAGCCAGCCGATCGCCCTTGCGTCGGCGCTCCTCACGGGTCTTCAGCCGATCGACCTGCTCCCGCAACCCCACGATCACGTGCACCTGGTCGCTCACCTGGGCTTGCTGGGCCTTCAACAGCCCCGCCGTCTGGCTTTTCAGCAGCCACACCTGCGAAGAGTGATACAGGTGCACCTGCTTGGCGATCGCCCTCAGCTCTTCGGGATCCCACACCGCCATCAATTGGCGGCTGAACCTTTCCACCTCAAGCTGCACCTCAAGCGGCAGCTCGATCGGTTCTTGAAACGGTTGCTGACTCATCCCACAGCTCCTTTGGTTTTTGCCTGACGAAACTCCGAAACCCTTGACCTGTAAGCCCCCCGCGCAGAATGCCAACCCTGCTGCCACTCCGGGCACTCGTTCCAGAACTGAGCCGCCCGCACATAGCGCACGAACGCGGGCACGTCGTAGGTCGCGATCGAATGGGCAACCTCCCGCTGCCCCGCCAGCAGCCGCCGCCAGATCGGCCGCAACTCCGGTGGCAGCAGCTCCTCAGGGTCGGGAACGTCCCTCGGTGGAGGCTGCCAGCCCCCCTCCCCGTCCTGCTTGCTCCCCTTCAGCAGCACCCCCTCGCGGTAGAGGTAGTACCGGGCAGCCCCCACGGATTGATCGATCCCCAACGCCTGCAATCCGCTTTGGATTGCAGCCCCGCTCGTGCCGTGAACCTTCGCCCAGGCAACGATTTGGGCAATTTCATGCGGTTGCCAACACTGCCGGGATTTCCACAACCCCTTCGCCCTTGCCCGCTCCTGAATCGCCCGCACCGTGCGATTGAGCGCCTGAGCAAGATTCGCCAACGCCAGGTCATCGCCGCCCGCCGCCGACCAATCCGCCAACGCCTGGTCTTCCGCCGCCGTCCAGCAGCGACCGCAATTCTTCCCCGTTCTCCGCCTCGTTTTCCGCGTCGTCATTGGCTTCCACCTCCAGAGTCAGATCCAAGTTCGGGTCGTAAACCCCCGTTTCCAGAACCACCGGAGCCACCGGCCCCGAGTCCTTCGCCAGCGACCAAATCAGCCAGCCAACCCGACCCGGCGATCGCACCGCCAGCACATAGCCCACCCGGCGCAACGCATCCAAGTAGCGCACCGCCATCCGCTGGCACACCTCCGCCGGAGCCGCAAAGTCCGACCATCGGCCGCGGCGCTGGATCCGCAGCGCATTCCAGAGGCGCTGGTGTGGGTCGCTGACTTGCCCCGCCTGGTTGGGATTCGTCAGCACTCGCCCCGTCCCAAACCGAGGCGGGAACGGCCCCAAATCCTGCACCAGCCAAAAGACCGAAGGCTGACCGCCAACCCCGGCGATCCGTTCACTGGCCGCCCAGCCCGCCGTCACCAGCGCCCGCAGGTAGCGAGCCGCCAACGACTTGCGGTACTGCCACCGCTCGGCAGCTTGGGCCACCGTCAGCCGATCGCCCCGGCGCAGCGCATTCCAAACCCGGTGCTGGAGCACCAAGAAATCGTGATTTCTCACACCACACCTCCCCGATCGCCCAAGTGCAGCGCCCGATCGCCCCACTCCTCCAAGCCAATCCGGTTCAGACCCATCGCCCGCGCCGCCGACTCAATCCGGCTCAAGCCCACCGTCAGCAACCCGATCGACCCGTGGCACTGGCGCAAGGCCCAGTCGAGCAAATCGTCCTCAACCGCCACCTCGCAATTCGTCGCCGCCAGCAGCCGCGCATCGTCCAGCGAAATCACCCCAAACTCCACCCAGTGCAGGATCCGCCGCGCCAATTGCTTAAACTTCGGCCGGCTCGTAATCTGCCGCTCAATCCCCTGGGCATCGTGGCCGGACATCCCCACCAGCAAGATCGGAACCGCCGTTTCATCGTGCAAATCCCGCACGATTTCGACCATCTCCAACTTCTTCAAGAGGTAGTCGGCTTCGTCGATCACCAGCGATCGCCCCGTCTGAGTCAGCCGCTCCCGGATCGCCTCGAAGTTCTTTGCCGCCCCGTGCTGGGGCAGGATGCCAAGCTCCTGAGCGATCGCCCTGGTCATGGCCGAAGCCGTCCAGGTCGCATTCGCTCGCACATAGCAGGCGTTGTATTTGTTCGCCAACCACGTCATCGCCGTCGTCTTCCCAGCTCCCGTAAAGCCATGCACCAAGCCCATTCCGTCCACACCGGGATCGCGCAACCGGAGCGCCTGATAAGCCGTGTTCAACCGAGCCACGTTTCCCGTGACGATCCAATTTCGTTTCATGGTTGGTAAGATTGATGGGTAGAAGAAAGTTTTCTGCTGAAGCCCCGCCAAGCCACTGGTGGGGCTTTTGCGTTAGTTGGCGATCGCCCTCGGAGCCAGCACCCACGTGCGGAATCTCCGAAACTCCACCTCGCTCAGGTAGCACAGGGCCACCCCGCGCCCCTCCGCCAGGTCGATCACCCTCGCCACAAACTCGCGCTCGGTCAAGTCACCCTCGTGACCAGCCCGCCACTCCTCAATCAAGCGGGGCACGATCGCGTTCAAACTCAACACCGGCTGCGCTTTCGCCGCCGTCGCCTCCTCCGCCTGGAGCCGCCGCTGTTCCCGGGCCAACTCCGCCCGTTCCACCACACTCGGCCCCTGCACAGGCTTCACCGTCAGCGCCTCCACCGCCGTCGCCGCCTCCGCCAGCGCCGGAATGTCGTAGCTCTGGGTCGGCAGCGGGAACGCCGACAGCTTCTGCTGTTGCGTCGCCGCTTGGTAAAGGATTTCGTCAGCCACCTCGTGCGGTTTCACCTTGCGGGCTAACGCCCTCAGGTGTTTGCGACCTTCCGAGACCTTCGCCCGTTGCCGCGCCATCGCCTCCTGGGCGATCGCCTGCGGATTGAGTCCGAGTCGTTCAGCGCAAACCGCCACACACACAAAGCGTCCAGCCCCGTCAAACACAAAGCAGCGCCCCATATCGCTCGGGTCGTACCGAACCAGCACCTGCTCACCCACACGGTCAGCCAGAGCCGGATCGACAAAGTACGCCTGGTCAAACTTGATGCCCTGCTTCAGGACTTTCCGCAGACCGTCCCCACCGGGAGCCGCCGCCAGCAACAGATCCAGCGCACGCGGGTCAGACACCACCCGCAACGGCTCACCCCGGTAGGTGTGCCACCGCTGCCACGGCGACTGGTCGCCCAGCCCGCCATGACTCGCCGCCTCGTACCGCGTAATCCAGCGATCGCACCAGTCCTGCAACCCAGCCGCATCCATCCCCAGCTCCACCGGCCCGCCCTTCTTAAAGAGCCGTTCCGAAAAAGCCTGCTGGTCGCGAAGCTTCTGGGCATCCGCCACGTTGTGGCCCGCAAACCCCGGCAGAAACTCCAGCAAATCGTGCGAGAAACTGCGGAAAAACCGCTCAATGTGAGGCTTGTGCCACGGCTGGAACGGGGGGCAAAGCACCTGATCCACCTTCAGATCCGCCAGCGCTCGGGCAATCCAACGGCTCGTGTAATCCTTACCGTTGTCCGTTTTCACCGTTTCCGGCACACCCCAATCCTGGATGCAATTCCGCAACAGCAGCGCGATCGCCTCACTCTTGCTCACTCGGGAAACCAACAGCTTGGCCCGCCGCGAGAACACATCAATGCAACCAATCAAGCTGTACCGGCCATCGACCAAGAGCAAGTCGGCAGGCGTAGAATCCAGCTCCCACCGTTGGTTCGGGCGATCCACCCCTTCCGACTGGGAGCCAAACGCCACCATATATTTGCCCTTCCAGGCATCCGGAGCCGTCGCCGCAATGAACGCCTCAGAGCGCTTCTGGTCAGCAATCCAGCGATTCAGCGTCGCGTAACTCGGCAGCTCCGATCGGCCCCACCGCGTCCGCATCGCATCCATCACCTGAGCCGTCCCCAAGTGCGGCCCATTCACCAGCAGCGCCAGCGCGAAATCCGCCTGCTCACTGCCCTCCGCCAGATGGCGGCCTTGGCTGCCACCGCGCCGATCGTCCAGCGCCCCGGTTCCGTCCTCCTTCAGTGCCCGAGACCAGTTCATCAGCGTGGCCCGGCTCACCTTCGGATAGACCGCCCGCACCTCTGGATCGATCCCTACGATCTCCCCCGCCGAATAGGCCTCGGCGAAAGCGTAGGAGCATTCGAGCCTAGGCTTTCCGTCACAGAATTGTCCCCAAGCGCGCAAGATTGCGAGCTTCGCATCACCACGCTCACCAGCGTCAGCCCTTGCAGCGCCGCCGTGCAAAACGCGCACGCCCGTTCCCCTGGCAGCAACCGGTGGCGAGTAGTCGATCGGTGGGCGATCGCCGACACCCCGCAATGGGTCTGCAACCGGCGGCTCGAACCCGTCAACACATGCGCCGTATCCGCCTCGATCAGAAACAGAATCGCCATTTTTCTCAGCCCAAAACTTCAAAATCAACGGCTGCCAATCCTTAGGCAGGGACTCCAGCGGGTATTCAAGCCCTCCGCCACGCCCCTGCCGTTTCCGTCCACCAGTCCAATGCTTGGCGCGAATCCGGACATTACGAGAGTTAATGCCAACTGCCTCGGCAATATCAGCCGCACTCAAAAACATGGCTAGCCCACCGGTTCGAGGTCGATCCGAGTTCGATCCGAGTTTGATCCGAGATCGATCCGAGATCGATCCGAGTTAGGCAAACTCGGATCCTTGCCAGAACTCGGATCTGAGTCCCAAAAATCCGCATTACAGATCCGAGTTCCCCGGTCTGCCAAGCCATCCGAGCAAGCCGACTTCCGCGCATAGCGCGCAACGATTTCGGTCAACGCTTCAAGCTGTGACACCACATCCTCTGCTGGCAGTTCCGACAGGTTCAAAGTCAGATCCAGCAAGCCTTCTGCGTTGTGAACAAGACTCCAATACTGACCCATACAAATTTTGTCCTGGTAGTTTGTTCGGCTAACCGTATTGCACTCTTGAGCAACAAAATCTAAGCTCATCTTAACTTGCTTTTTTAGGCAAGTCATCAGAAACCTTCTGGATTCGTTCATTGATCAGGCGCAACAAGATGTCAGAAGGAATCCGCAATCCCACTGCGGCTTTCTGCAAAGTGCGCGTCGTCATTGACTTTTTCCCGGACAGATAGCGACTCCAGCGCGGCCGGTCAATCCCTGTAAGGTCTGAGAGCTGTCTAAGGGTAAGGCGATGAAAGTCAATCATTGCACTTGCGCTTTTAAGCAACTTCTACGCCAACTAAGATGACATCATTTTTTAGTTGCGTCAACACGCAATTGCGCATAAGTACAACACTACGCAAAATTGAGGGTGTAAACCGCTGTTATGGAACCAAGGGTGATCGATCCGAGAGATGCGCTAAACAAGACCCTTCAGGTCTTCGATCTGAAAGCTGCCGACCTGGCGGAACGCAGCGGAATCGACGCGCAACAAATCTCGCGATATCGCAACAAGCGCAAGGACATGACGAGCTTGAACCTCTACCGGCTCATTGAAGCGATGCCCGTTGAAGCCCAGTTCTACTTCTCATCGATCGTCCTGCGGCATGACAGTGCTCCCAATCAGCAGCCATGCCCAGAACACTTGCCGCACTTGGACTAATCACTCTTCTCACCGCTGCCCTACCCGTCCTAGCAGGCCAGCGCCGCACCCGTTGCGCCGACTACGCCACCCGAGAACAGGCCCAAGCAGCCCTCCAGCGCGGCGAAACCTGGCTCGATCGCAACAACGACGGCCGCGCCTGCGACAACCACAACTTCACCGGCACACAAACCCGCCCCAGCCCCCGACCCACCACCACACCCACCCCCCGCGCCACCCCATCCCCACGCCGCTAACCCCAGGAAGAAAATTTCCCCAAATCACCACTACAGGAAGAGAAACAGACCCCAAACCCCACCAAAGGAAAACAAAGAACCTCTCTTCCCATCGCTATTACAAAGCCCCAGGAGCACTAACACTCCAGGGGCTTTGTAATAGCCACCTGCATCAACCGCCCCAGCCGCTTTCCATGATTGTTCCCAATCCCCTTCGGACTCGCCAATTGGCGAAAACAGCAGCCTCGCCACAACTCCCGAATCTCCGGACAATCGTCATACGTCAACACCCACCGGCCCTTCAGCCCCTCAACCCACTCCCGCAACGCCCCATGGTCAGCCGCATCCCACCTCGGGTCATACTGCGTCCCATGCCAATAGGGCGGGTCTAAAAAGAAAAACGTCCCCGCCCCGTCATACCGCTCCAAGCACTTCCGCCAATCCAACCGCTCGATCGCCACCCGATCCAATCGCCCCTGCAACCAAGCCAGCCCCCGCAACCGCCCAACCCGACTCGTCAACGCACCCCCACCACCAACTCGACCCGCCGCAAAATGCTGGCCCTTCCCCCCAAAGCTATTCGCATTCCGGAAAAACCAGCCCACCGCCCGCTGAATATCCGTCAGCCCAGGAGCCGACAGCACCCCCTCAAACTCCTCCCGGCTATTCAAAAAGAAACGGAGCTGCCGCCGCAACTCCGTCCCATGAAACCGTAAACACCGGTAGAAATTCACCAACTCCCCGTTGATATCATTCAGCACCTCCACCCGCGACCTCGGCTTATTCAGCAACAGCGCCGCCCCACCCCCAAACACCTCGCAATAGCACTCATGCTCAGGAATCAGCGGCAGTAGCTCACCCACCAACAACGCCTTACCCCCCATCCACCGCACAGGCGATCGACGCAAAACCATATCTCGCACCAAACCCAATACCCAATCCTTCCACCCCAACCCCTCAAACCCGGAAGATTAGATCAAAAAGATTAGATCCCCTCAAAACCAGTCCCGGCAAATCGGATCCCCCCGATCTAAACTCGACTGATTAACCCCAAATTTCGCCAATTGTCGAAACCCGCAGTATCAGTAGATCCGCGCCGATCTCGCCACATCCCGCCGATCTAAGGTTGAGTGATTGGTTACACAGGTCGGCTCGCTCACGGCC